GGGTTCCAAACTATGCTTTCACCAAGCCAATTATATATAGCTTGATTATATTCTTTAGCAGTTTGTTGTGAATTTTTAGTAATAAGGTTTTTGAATCTGTCTAGGATTGATGCCATTTAGTAAAATTTTATGTAAAAATACAAAATATTAAATTCTTTTATATTACAAAAAAATCATATCTGTTTTTATATCTACTGTACACACAATATCTGAGCGCGTCCATACAATGATCGTTTTTTGATATAGGTTTATTTATTATTGTTCCATCTTTCATTTCTTCCCAAAAATATGTTAATTGTTCTTTTTTCATATTTTTACTCTCATTGGAAATTATTACTTCAAATTCTTTAACTAAACTAATTCCAGCATTTATAGATCCTTGCCCTTTAATTGATGGTTTAGCCAAGCAATCCATCTGTCTTAATTCTTCTATTGATTTTGGTTCAGCACTATCACAATACATTAAAATATCATTTAATTTATTATTTTTTAAAAATTCTGCTAGATCCCGGTTAGTCATTCCCTTCTTGTATAGCCACTCGTGAACATATAATTTGTCGCCAACTTTTCCAACTTGTAAAACCACTGCGGGATCATTTGAATAGCCGAAATCAACACCCAGTGCGGTTTCGTTAAATTCCGGGAACTCAATATGTGGTATGTATTTCCAGTTTTTAAATATTTGTCTGTTACTAAATACGGCTCTTTGTCCTTCACCGTAAACCAGCCAATAATCAGGGTCACGCTCTCTAATCCTTTCAATCTCATCTATTAACTCCTTTGGTAAAAATTTATTATCCTTGTATGTGCTTATAAATAGATCAGCGTCATCACGCTCTGATAAATCATATAAAAAATGTATTGGATCGGAAGGGTTAAAATCAATTAAAATTTCGTTTCTAGTTCTCATTGCTAACTGTTGATAATCTTCAAAAAATAATTCATTCCCTTCATTGATCCAAAGTATATCTCTTGCAGATCCTCTAATTTTTTGTGCGTCATCAGCACTAAACATTTCTAATGTATGCCCGTTATATGTAAAAGTGTTTTCAGATTTATTGTGTTTACCTAGCCAATAAATACCAAGTTGTTTACTTATAAATAAAAAATCCCTTAACACAGATCTTTTAAGGGCCGGCAGTGTTTTTCTGACTATTGATATAGTGAGCGGATCTTTAGCCACTGACATAGTGTATAAACAATATTGCATCAGTGACCAACTTTTCCCGGACCGCGTACCGCCTTGAAAAATTTTTAATCTTTTTGTAGAATCTATTGCTTGATAAAATTGTTTGTTACAATATTCTTTTAATCTTTTTCTGTTGCTGGTGTCCATTCAATTAATAGGTTTTCCGGTGGGTTTGCTTCATGCTGTATTTCTTGTCTTTCAACCCAACCCCTTTCCTTTCCAATGGTTTTAAGGGCAAATATTATTGATGCTTTATCACCTTCATTTATCTTTTCAACTAATTTACTTGTGACAAAATCTAAAAATAATTCCTTTGGTTGAATATCATTTATTTGTTCGTTAAAATCGTCATCTTTATTAATCCAATTATAATAAGTGCTTCGAGCAATACCAACTCTATTACAAGACATTGTTATATTGCCAAACGTCTTTGTATAAGCGTCAATAAATGCCTTTTTAGTAAGTTTACTGTCCATAATCGTCTATTTAGTACAAAAATACTTTATTTTGTTTAATATCTTTTTGTATTCAGTTTTTGTGTTATTCTTATATACTTCTACTGTGTTATTTTTTTTTATGTTTTCTATTTTTGTTTGCTTAGATTTTATAAATTTTTGTGATTGATTGTCTTTTCTTTTTTCGTGTCTAAGTTTTTCAGTGTCGCTATTTACTTCAATTACTATTATATCACATTCAAATTTATTAAAAAAGCTTTGATTAAATAATCTATCACCTTCAAATAATATTTTACCATCTGTAATTTTATTACAAAATCTTATAAAATCCGGTTGTACAGCCATAGATAATTTATCAGTGCCACTAAATACTGATTTATTATATATTCCAATGATATACAGTTGTTGTTTACTAAAATACATTCCCCGTACTAAGCCAAAATTAAATTTTACAAAGGGTTTATATGTTTTAATTATTTCTTTTATCAGTGTTGTCTTGCCTGTAGCGGGTTTACCGCCCAGTGCTAATATTCTGTTAGCCATTTTTTTTGATAGTTTTCGTTTCTAAAATCCCACAATACACTCCAATCAACACCGGTTTTAACAAGATCTTGTATTTTTTGTATTTCTTTTTTCTGTCTTTCAATGTAATATCCAATGTATCTTTTACCTCGTTTATATTTTTTATAAGCACATAAAGTAGTTTCTACATTCCATATATTTTTATGCTGTATATCATAATTGTTTACGTTTTTCATTAATTGCTTAAATTCATATTGTAAATAATTAATTTGATTTTTAGACAATTTTCTGTCGTTTTTATGCGTGTATAATTCTTCTTTGCCTAAATGTTCAACTAAACCGTTTCGGCAGCTCTCGGCTTGTCTAAGGTCTAAATAAGTTGGTTTTAAATTGTAATCCGTTAATACATTTATCATTTCTATATAAATAAACAAAGTAAAACGGCCGAAATTCTTAATGTTATTTAACTGTGTAAAACAATTATCGTATGTCATCTGAGGTGTTGGTTGTTTTAAACTAGAAAAATAATCAGCTTGTGTCATATTTCCAAGCATTTCTTTATAGCTTATAAATGTTTCAACTAATTTGTTTGATGATTTTATTCTTAATCTATCTGTTTGAAATATTGTTTTTTGTTTGTTTTCATTCCACCATTTCTGTAATCTATTTACATTAACATTTTCGTAATCCGGGAATTCATTATACATATAAAATACAGTGGTTGGAGAATAACAAGTGCCATATAAAAAAGCAAGCCAATATCTTTGTTCAATGTTAAGCTCAAACCTATCACATACATATTTTAAACAATCATTACTCGGGTCAATATCTTTTGCTTTAGATGATTCTATGTGATAATCTATGTAATTATAACTCATATATTTCGTATGGTGTTACGATTTCTGGATTATAGCTTGCGTCAACCCGTTTAAAAATGTCTTTTGTTGATGCTATAAATATTGCGTTTTTATGTTTTAAGATCCAAGCTGGCCGGTTTTTATTTCTAAATAAATACAGTTTGTTGTCATCTGTTAACTGCATACCCGCTATGCTCCCGGACGTGGTTGTAATAAAATCTTTTATTTTTTGTTTATCAGTTCCACATAATAAACTTAATAATTCACCATCATTTTCAGTGTTCATTTTTACATTGTATTTTTTTTCCATTTCTAATTTTGAGCTCATATCAAGAACTCCATTAAATACAACTGTATTGTTTTCGGATATTATAGGTTGATTGTTTTTTTTTATTTTATAATCACCGCTAGTAGAGTATCTGTTATGAAATATTAATTTATTTACCATTGGTAATTTTATATCAGTAACATTGTTTTCTTTTACTGTTTTTAATCCGTCTTTTACATAGCTAAAACCAAAGCTGTGTAAACCTCTTATTTTTGATTGTAAAATTAATTTTTGTAAAATATTGTAATGTTCCTCAGTTGGGTTTTCTGAGCTGTAACCAATAATACCACACATTAATAAATTTTTTGACCTTTAGATCTATTTTTAGCAATATTAAGTTCTTCATCCGCTGAACCACAAGAAATCATTTTTTCCCTGTAATACATTACCAATGATATTCTTGTAGCTTTTTCATCTATTTTATTAATTGGTGTGTTCCCGTGCCATTGATGTACGTCAACTAATAATAAATCACAATTCTGTATATCAAACGCAACACCCCACTTTGGAACAACAAAATAACCGCCAGTGTATCTGCCTTTTCTTAAAACAACTAAATTTCCAAAACCTTTTTCAAAATCACCTTTATCAGTGTGTACGGCTGTTTGCCAGTTTTTATTTACAGTGACAGTTGTAAATGCTGTATCTGGTATTACAAAATCTTTACTTGTTTCATCAGCAATTTTTCTTTGTAACTTATAATGTTCTGGCATTAATTCAGAGTATTTTTTGTCAACAAATTTTATTATTGGATATGCGTTTTTAAATTTTTTAAACTCATGTTCATTAAATGCTGTTTGACGACAATATGGAAATCTTGCGTTGCGATCGAAAAAACCTATTATACCACTGTTTACTTTTTGTAGAGCTTTATTTGTGTTAGACATTGTACCGTCTTTTTTAACCGGGCGCCTTTTTAAAATATCAGTTTCTACATCTCCACTGCTTACCCCTCTGTTATTAGTGTGTTTTGCGGCCGTTTTTAAGTTTTCAAATCCTGCTTTAGCTATGTTACCAGGGATTATATTTTTTCTGAATTTCGCAATTACGTTCCCAGATTCTTGACATATTACATCAGCATCGTAATTAATTAATAAATTAAAATCTTTATCGCCTAATAGTTTGCCAGATAATTTTGAAGCTTCTTTATCAGACATTTTAGGCATTACATTATGCTCTGTTATCATTGTATAGTTTTTTAATTGCTTGAAATATGCTATCTGTTAAATTATCTGTTTGTAAAAAATCTCTTAATTCTAATTCCATTCTTCTGAGTTGCGGCTCAGTTTCAGTTGTTAAAAACAGTTGTACCATTTTTACATGAGAATCGTTTATTTCATCTGGGTATTCATAATCCTCTTCATTTTCATTTCCAACTTCAAATTCAATGTCATTATCCCATTTAGGCAGATCTAATCCCCAAGAAATTAAATCTTGATTATCCCATACGTTTGCCAATATATCGTAATCCCACTCACCGTATGATACATTGTCTTTTATTATAAATTGTCTTTTTTGTTCATCGGTCCAACCTTTAGCTACCACAATATGTACTTTTTTAAAACCGGCTGCACTACAAGCTTTTAACCTCATGTTGCCGCCTAATACAATCATATTTTCGTCAACTACCATAGGACGCTTTTCCAACATCTCTGGAAAATCTTTTAATGATTGTACTAACTTTTTAAATTTGTGGTCTTTAATAAATCTCGGATTATCCGGATTTGATTTAACTTCCTTAATGTTTACTGTTTTTATCATTGTTTAATTTTTTATACAAATTTAAATAAATATCCCATATTTTCTCAGAAGCTATTTTTTGAGTTTTATATGTGTTTGGTGATTGTATTATTTTTCCGTTGTTATCAACCTCAATTTTACATTCTTTTTTTCTTTCAATAGCTACAATGTAAATTTTAATTCCCTGTGCTAAACAATAGCTTTGTGCCTCTAAATAAATGTTCATTCTGTTCCGCTTATTATGTCTTTTTTTGTCAATTCGTCTTCTACAACTAACGAATAACCCAGAAATAAATAATTTATTAAATCAGCATATCTAGTTTCTATTGGCTCGGCAGGTGCCATTCCCGGATTATGAGCATGACTTAAAACTGATTGTACATGCTTAATAAAATGCGCTGCCCATATTTCAGCCGGTCTAATGCCTACTAACTGCGCACTAGTTTTAAAGTTGCTTAAAACGTCTAAATTTTTGTTAGTATATTCCGGTTGTTTTTCAGACATAATATTTTCAGCTAATTCTAGTAAATACTTTTTTACTTTTTTAAATTCTTGTTTTTCCATATTTTTCAGTTTTTATATAATTATTAATTTCATTATTTTCTTGTTGTGTAACATTATCTTCAAACGACTTACAAACTGCTGTTATTAATTGTCTTTTTCTTTTATCAGATAATTCTGTTGCTGTTTTACAGAACTTTTTAAAATAGTACATTTTCATAAATTTTATTTAAAAAGGAATGTCATTGTCTTTAATTATTTTAAATTTTTTATCTTTTTCTGTCACTGATTTATATACACCCCCGTTTTTAAAATCAGGTGCAAGCTCAAAATAACCAAGCTGGCCATTTTCTTTTCTTTTGACTTTTTCAATAAATATCTTAACGGCGTCGGATCCGTACGAGGTTTTTTGACCAATACATCTATAAACGATCAAACCATTGTAAGCTTTATTAAAAAAATCTGCTGAACCGCTTATATCATACAGTGTAGGTTTTTTATATTGACCGCCTTCACTTTCAATTTTTCTAGGGTGTGCCACTAAAAACATATGTGTTTTAGTTTGTTGACAAAACTGTGTAATTTGACTTAAAGTTTTTCCTATGTAGCTATGATCTCTTTGTGCCGAATGATCAAGCATATTCCAAGGATCTATAACACATACATTTATGCCTTTTTGTAAAACTAATTGTTTAAATGCATCAAGAATTGCCTTCAATGTTAAATTTTCTAAATCAATTTTAATCCAATAAAAATGTTCTTCAATAAAATCCTTTACTTGGTTAAGATCTTCACTGCTTGTATTTCTTCCGACTAATTTATTTGCTATTCTTTTTATGTGTCCTTCATACGGAAATGACTCAGGCGAAAACATTGCGCACCTAAAATCGTGATTTATTGCTATATTACATAAAACTTGATCTAAAACGTCCGATTTACCACTGTTAGGTATCCCACTGACAACACTCCACTCACCAAGCTCCATTTTAAAATATTCGTCAGATCCTTCCAAACCAATACTGTAATTTTTTACACCGTTTTCATTGTAACTCAATACATTTTTCCAAATATTATTTATATTAATTACACCTTCAATCGGAAAATCTTTTGCTTTTTTAATAATATTTCTGAGCGTTTCGGCCCCTTTATTGACTAAGACGTCATTTGCGTCTTTATAATCGCAAAAATCCACGTATTTACAACGATATGCGCCAAATCTACGGGCAAGCTCGTTTCTTAATTGTAAACCGGGATCATCATTATCAGTGCATAAAATTATTTCTTTTTTATCTTTAAAATATTCATAACAATTATCTAAATATTCAAGTTTTTGAGATCCTTTACTTGCTCCGTTTGGTACACTACAAACCGAATATAATCCGGCTTCGTGTAAGCTTAACGCATCAATTTCACCTTCTACTATATAGCATTTATTTAATTCTTTAATATTATCAATACCATAAAAAATAAGTTCCGCACCAGATACAAGTTTAAAATTCTTTTCACTATCTCTGTATTTAACATTAACAACCTCATTGTTACGATAATAATTAAAATTTATACATCTTCTTTTTGCTTGTACTTGTGGCATATATTCTAAAGATTCGCCTATTTTCCAATGTGCTAAAGTCGGTTCAGTAATACCTCTGCTACTAAACCATTTTATGACTTTTTCGTTTAAATTAATGTTAGTTTTAGGTGGTAAAACAAATTCAACTTTTTTCTTAAATTTAATATTTCCACCCCAACCGCAGTGATGACAATTATATAATCCCTCATCAATATTAACTGATAAACAATCATCACTTTTTTTTCTTCTGTTGTGTGAGCATTTAGGACATTTTGTTTTTTGTTGCCCGGATCCCCGTGTAATTGGTATTCCCAATGCTAATAATTCCTGTCTGTGATTCATAAATATTTTTTAAATATAAAAATTTTTTTTCAAATATCGAGATCTTCAATACTTAATAAATACTGTTTTTCAAGTACATATGCCATTACTCTTGTCATTCTTAAATTAGATTTTTTAAATATCATGTTTTTAGTTGCAAAACCTTCAAACCTGTATTTTGGATATTTACAAGAAAATAATGCAAACAGATGACATTCGCTTTTTAAATATTCCGGTATCATTAAGGGGTTTTCCGGGTTTCGGTTGACTTTAACATCAACAGACATTCCACACCACTGTGCATCATAATAATCAGTGCCTAATCTTTTACTTGTATTGTGTATTTTAAAATCCGGGTATAAATTGAGCTCACGGGCAAATATAAATTCAGCGCCAAATCCGTCACGATCTAATTCAAAGCTTGAAATTTTATTAACTGTACCGGATCCGTTCCAACCAGTGTCAATTTTATTTTGATGTCTGTGATGTGCTGATAATTCTACTATCTGTTTTTCGTATTTATCTAATGTGTAAACTTGTCCTTTATTCATTTTTTATATATTCTTTTAATTCTTTTAATTGATATTTATTAAAAACTTGATTTAAATTAAAATAGTTTAATTTTCCTGTTTTTGTAATAGCGCCTATTTTTTCAGATCCATTTTCTTCATATAAAAAATATTTTATAACACCTTTAATTTTCCAGTAAAATTTTGGTTTATTAGCATTCTTATATGTTTCAAAATACTTGTGTACATATTTAATTCCGTTTTTATCTTTATTTCTAAGCTTTAATAAAGTCAAAAAATGCTCAGACCAAAATTCATGTTCTCTAATAAATTTAACTACTAAATAAAGTTGTTTAATATCTATTTTTTCAATCTTTTCAAGCTTTTCTAAGCAATCTAACCATCTAAATTTTTGACTTTCTGTTTCCGGCAAGTATCGTGTTGGGAAGAGTTTTAAAAAGTGAGGAAAGGCACTTAAAATTGTTTTAGAAAAGGTTTTATTATTACTTTCCTTTTTAATATTACTTTTATTAATAATATTACTTTGTGCTTGATTTTCTAAATTAAGGTTTTCTAAATTAAGGTTTTCTGGAATAAGGTTATCCGCTTTAAGTGGTTTATCAGATAACATATAATTTATACCAGCTATTTTACCATTGACATAAATTCTTTTACGTTCTAAATATCCAAACTTTATAAGCTCGTTGATTTTAGATCTAACGGCACTGTGATTTTCCTTAAAATGCCCACATATAAATTCTACATTAATTTGTTGTTCTGACTTGTGACTAAACAACCAAGCGTATAAACCGGTTGCTCCCACAGATATACCTTTGTGCCTGAGTATGTAGCTAGGTATGACAGTGAAAAAATCAAACTTTTTAGGTTTGATTATTAAATTATATTTCATAAATTATTTTATTGTTTATCTACAAAACCCTTGATGGAATCAATAAAGGTCCTGAGTTCTTTAAAAGTGTCAAAAAATTCATTATATGTCATTGGATCTTCTTCGTACATAAACCAAAGTAATTCCATTAACATATTAAATTCAGCTTCTGTTGCATGACCAACAAATTTATAATCATAGACAAAATCATCTGATGAAGTTTGTGTCCATCTTACACGCTGTTCTACTTCTTCAAAATAAATTTTTCTACTTATTCCCATTATTTGTTTTTAAAATACGTTATTATTGTTGATATGCATTTATCGTAATCATTGTGCCAACAAGCTAGCCAATTATTATCATTTAACATTCCTAACCAATTTTGTTGATTTTGTGTTGGTTTATTATAACCTGTTTTTAATTCTATTGCTAAACCACTGTACTGTCTATTGCTAGTAAAAATTAATATATCCGGGATCCCGGCTTTTGTGCCTAAAAATTTCATTTTAAATTGTTCAAAAGGTGTTCTTTTACCTTCATTAGCAACATGTGTATATAAGGCACCCGGATAATTAGTGTCCAAAAATCTCATAACTTTATTCTGCATTATGTCTTCTTTGCCTAAATATTTAAAAAACGGATTTCTTTTCATTAAATTTTTTTATAAAATTAAAAAATAATTTTTATAATTCAGCTAAATAATAAATTGAATTTTCTAATCCTTTAATTTCGCTTTTTAAATCTTCATTTTCTAGCAATAATAAATTGTAATCTTGCACTAATTGTTGTAATGTCATGCCTTTATACATTTCATTAAAATTAAGTGTCTTAAATAGCTTTAAATTAAATTTTTTCATTAATGAATTATATTTTTTCAAATAATACTTATCATGTTTTGCCATAAATTCTAATTCTTTTAATGCGTGTAAAACTGTAGCGTGGTTTTTATCTAAAGTTTTGGCAATTTTATGATATGTATAACCTCCAAAATCTCTACAAATTTTATAATAACAAGCTCGAGCAAAAACATATTTAAATTTTCTGCTTTTATTTGATATATCTAAATTAAAATGCTTCTCAACTAAATTTCTTATTACTATCATATTTTTATCAGATAAGATCCGTCACTTGCTATTCTTGACCAAGTATAGGATTTGATTTTATTATCTCTTACATATAATTTCCAATCTTGCAGTGCTTGTTTATATAAAACACGGCCCTTTTCAATAGTTTCTTCATCTAAAGTTTGGACATTTACAGTATAAGGTTTTACATTTTCCACTGCTTTAATTTTAAAAGTATCAACGCCAAGCATATCCATATAAAACGCTGCTTGTATGTGGTAACCGTATTTTTTTACTTCCCATCTAAAACCCTCTGGAGAATTATCACGAGTTGTTTTAACGTCAGCAATAAAACCAGATACACGATTTATAACGTCCGGGCGTACTCTGACATCTATACCAATGTGTTTTAAATAATGTGACAACTCAATTTCGCCTTTACAATAATGTTGTGCTAATTTATTTTTACTTAAATTTTCTAATATTGTTGTAATTGCCTTGTGTTCATTATATGTTAAACATATTTTACCTTTTGCTTTTTCTTCTTCCTGTTTTTTAAGTTCTTTATTTTCTTTTTTTCTTAAATCCCCAATATTTGGCATTGGATAATATACGTCATAAAATGTTTCCGGTTCCAGCATAGCATGATGCACTGCCGTTCCTAATCTCATTGAATCGGTTTCTTTAAATTCCATTTCTAAATAATGTTTCACTGATTTTTTAGATATTATTTTTAAACCGCTTGCGCTAATTGATTGATGAGAATGATACATCTCATTACTGTCTTTTACTACTTTCATAAATTATTGTATTATTAAACTCGTTATAAATGCTATTATTGTTAAAATAAATGCAACTTTTATCACTGCAAATATTTCGTCTTCTTTTTTCGGATCCCTTCCTTGATTTGATCTGTATTGACGTTTTTTCATAAATTTTTTATATTAGATTTTAACCTGTTAATTATTTCTTCTCCACTGTAATAATCTTTTTTGTCATTTAATCTAAATGCTATTCTCAAATTAAAATCCTCGTTAACTTTTAAATATTGTTCTGATTTTTTTGGATCTGTCAAATTTATTACAGTTATATCATATTTATTTTTTTCTAATTTTCCGTTATTACCACAAAAAGTAATTTGATCTTTATCAATTAAATCTTGTAATAAAAAATTTAAATCAAAAACAGTTAGTTTATCTTTTTTTTCCCTGTAAGAATTTAACATTTTCATGTATTTTTTTCTTACATCAGTATAAGTATTTTTCATAAATTATAAATTTTTTTTTAAATTATAAATAAATTTTAATAATTCCAAATTAACCAAAAAAAAAGGCAACCGATTGGCTGCCCTCTTTTCCTGTTACTTGCTAATCGAAATTTAAGTCATCAACTGTAACATTCTGCGCTTTTTTTTCTTCCTTAACGTAAGGATCAGAAATTGATAATGAGATAAAAGGGCCGTTTGCTCCTTCTTTACGCCAACCAGCAATTTGTTTTTCAGTACCGTCTTGTAAAACGATAGTGCCGTTAAAATCTGGTTGAGTTTCTTTTTCCTTATATTGATTTTTAAATAAGGTTCCATTTCCGGGTTTGTGTTTAAATGATTCTGCCATAATTATTAAATAAATGATTGATTAAATTTTGGTTGATTTTCAACCTGTCTGCCGCTTGCTGTGTTCCCGTCATCATCTTCGGCTTGTAAACCTAACAATGATTGCAAAGTATAACGCCTGTAATAAGTAATGGCGCCACCTAATTTTTGGGGATCTTTTATGTCACCGAGCGGTATTGATGACATAATTTTCGGTTCATCTGATTCAAGATCTTCTAAAATAGTACAAACTTCATTGTTAATTATAGGTTGCAATAATAAGATCCTGTGTTTTTTTAACAGTGGCAATAAAGATTTTATTAAACTGTTAATATCAAAATACTTGGATTTGAAATAAGGATTTTTACTGTCTTTTGATATTGCCCCTATTTCTTGTTGCAATATAAAAAGCTTCTTGTGAAATTGATTCATAAATTAAATTAACTTTTTTTTAAATTAGACGTCTCATTGCTTCAAACCCGATTTCTTGAAGCTTGTTGATTTCGTCGACTGTGAATGTTCCGGGATTTTTTAATCTTGACGCCAGTGTAGGCATCGTACAATTTAAGACCTCACAAACAATGTATTTTTTTATACCTAGTTTTTTCAGATCTTCATCAAAGTAATATTTAAACATATTTTATATATTTTCAGCTAATTTAATAAAATATATTTTAAGAAAAAAGAAATTTTTTAATAAAAAAAGGAACCCCCAATGAATAAACAAAGGGGATTCCAGCAGCAAACAGGAAAAGAAAAAGTTTAAAATTTAGCTTTAAAAGTGCTTGTTTGATCGTCGTCTTGATTCGGCACGTGCATTGTAACTTCGTATGTGTTACGCTTTACATTATATGTCATTCTATCAATGTAACAACTTACGTTTTCGCGTAAATGACCGCTTGCAGGATTGCCAAAATTAATCCATACTTTATTGTGTAAAGAAATTGGATTTGTATCTTGATTGTACAATGTACCTTCGTAATTTACTAAATTTTTTCTGTAATCATTTATAACTTGTTGTGTTATTATTTTTTCTAATGTTGTAGCAAAATTAGCATTATCATCTCTGGGCCGTATAACCTTAGTTGTACTGCTTAAGATATTTGCGTAATTATTATGCGACAAACATAAATCTGATAGTTTTAAAACGCCTGTCAAATTTGATCCGGCCGTTCTAATTCTAGTGTATGTAAAATCGTCTATTTTACTGTAAAAAGGTTCTCTGTTATCACCGTCTTTTCTATCAAATTCAATAGTAATATTATCATAATACAAACCGTTTAAACCGCCACTATTCGCAACGTAAGGTTCATATAAGTCAATAAACATTAAACCTGTTATTGGAAATGGTCCTACATCATAACTAAATTCTTGCCATTTATCTGGTTCTTCTTCTACGTCTTGTGTGTTTATTACGGCAGTAGTCGACCAAGCTTCGGTGGTATTATTCCAATAATAAGTTGGATCTTGCGGTGGCGGTGAGCTTGGATCTGGGCCAACTCTTAATTGCCATCTAAAATTTACAGAGCCATAATTACTGTTAACGTCAAAATATGTATTTATTTTAAGCACATGACCTAAATGGGTTGAATTAATAGCATAACCACCAACAGAGTTAGATAATGTTTTTCTTGTGTTTAAACTTGTTTGTGTTTGTACGTTTTTAAAACTTTGATTGCCTTGTTTACTGAAATCAGTTGATATAGTACCGGGTGAAGTTGTACTTGTTGATGTATAAGTTGTCCAAAATGTTAATCCGTTTTCAAATCCTGAGTTTTGAAAATTATTAGTTTCATTGTATTGTGACGTTTCGTGTGTTATTACAAACTCGTTTAAAGGTCTTTTAAATTCTCTAGTCAAATCATTTCCTAAAGGCAATAAATTGCTAGGCAGTTGTTTTAACACATTAATATTAGATGTTGATTGATAAGTTCCTTGATAATTATAAATAACAAATTTAGGCGATTCAGTACCGTTATTAATTAAGCTTGTTGTTTCAGATGCCATTATATTAGTTGGAACAGTACCGCCTTGTGCTGTTGATGCGCTTGCGTTTTTTACTGCTTGATCGGAATAACTAGAATTATTTACAATGTACCATTTACCATAAGATTGAAAAATTCTTGCGTTAGTAATTTTTAAAATTTGTTCTAACACATAAGATGCGTTGTTTATATCTAGTTTTGATTTTTGTAATGTATAAGGATTAATTGACATTATATCATATAATGAATACTGTGTACTGCTTGGATTTCTTACATATATATCTTGACTTACATATATATCAAGATCTAGATCTAAATTTTCCAATGTAGATGTTATCCATTGTCGAGCTGATAAAGGACCGTAACTGTCTTGATACAGTGTCATATCGAAGTTTTTAAGCGTTCCTAAGCCGTCTATTGCTTTTAATGATATAGGGAACGGCTTGCTTCTCAAAGCTTCTGTAAATTGATCGTTTACAAGCCAGCCAATCCAAAATAATTGATAATTATTGCTTGTGTCTTTATAAAATACTTTCACTTGATATTCTCGTTCATCGTACTCATAAAAATTATCGTAAGTAACGTCATCTGTAACAAATAAATTTATTTCACATTCAGATCCTTTTATTGGTGTATAAAAATTGTCATCACCCTCCCAAGATATAACACAAGGTTCGTTTGTACCAACCATATCGTACACTGTAGATGACGTATAATTTTTTTTCCATATTTCAATTTTTTTACCTTTTAAATTGTCATCTGAAAATTCTAAACGATATTTAACACCGTATGCCATTATAAAATTCTATTTCTGTTATTATTTGCTCTTTGTAATGCTACAACTAGGTCCTGACCTTTTAATCTAAATTCACCAGCCACTTGTACTTTAGATCCTCCACTGTTACCAAGCATACCTTTTAACTTATCTAACGGGGCAACTACCTCTGGATTTCTAGAAGCACCCGGATATTCACCGAACATACCAAGTGTTGGTGTGCTTACTATACCACCCTGTGCGAATTTCGGCACTTTGTTAAATGCTTTACTTACAACCGCCATTGCTCCAGCAACTAGACCGGGTAAAACAAATGCTGCTGCGGGTCCAAAGCTCGCTGCTGTTTTTGTACCAGAATCAACTGCGCCAGACATAGATGTTGCTAAATTTGCCGCCATTATACTTGTTGCTGTTTGTATAAATGCGCCCATAAAAGCGCCTAAAACTGTTTTTGATCCTGCGAATGCGTTTGTGATTGAGTTCCCTAAGTTAGCAAAACTACCTTGTAAAACATTATTTATATTTTCTTGTGCTGTTGCAAAAGTAGATTGTGATTCTGTGTATTTAGCAGTAATTTCTGCAATTCTTAATTTTTGTGCTTCTTGTAGAGCGGCAGTGTCAAGATTAAATTTTTTTGCTTCTGCTAATAAAAAAGTAAAATGTTGTTTAGCTCTTTGTATTTCTAATTGCTTTTTTTGCTCATCTGTAACAGCACTTGCGTCCTCAACTTGAGTTTGCATTTCTTTTCTTTTTTCGCCATATTCTTTGAAAGCGTCTAAAAAAGTTTTATAATGATTTTCTGATATTTCTTTTAATTTTTCACCTTTACTTTCCTCAAGCTGTTTTACAATGGAAGCATTATTTTTATTTAATTTTATTAAATTATCGTAATGTGCTTTTGTTTGTTTAACCTCATTTTCAAATCTTTTTTGGTCAGTAGTCAATAATGCTGCTGCTGTATCTTGTTTTAATTTTAATGCTGCTGCTGCCCTTTCTTCTTCGCTTGTATCAATGTCAATAGTTCCGCCACTGTTAATCGGCGCGTCACCTTTTGGAGCTTCTTTTTCAAGTAAATTTAATTTCTTTTTTTCTTCAATTATTTTTTTTAAAAGCTCTATTTCTTCGCCGGTTTTTTTGTTTTTTGCTTTTAATGTACCTGTTTTTACCCTGTCGCCATTTATATCGTTAAGTATGTGTTTTCTTCTTGTAAAAGCTAATTCATTATTTTTTTCAAGTATTTTATTATTGCCCTCATATACAACAGTTAAATTTTTTAATTGTGTTTCAGCTTCATCTAATGATAATTTATTAAATTCTTCATTAAGCTTTTCCATCTGAGCTGCTTTTCTTGCTCTACCTAATTTAAACAGTGCTGCTGCGGCCCCTAAAATAATTGAGGCAAATAATATAGCCGGGTTTGCCTTCATTGCTAAATTTAGTGCTAAAATGCCTAATCTACCGCTTTTTAAAATTGGTATTAATTTTACAAATACACCTATTGCTCCACTTATACCGGTTGTAATAGCTCCAATGCTAGTAATTATTGGCCCTAAAACTATTAACAGTGGAGGTAATGCTGCTGCTATTGCGGTTGCTATAACTAAAAATCTTTTTGTCTCAGGTGACAGAGCTTTAAATTTAGCTGTCATTTCTTTAATAAACTCAATCAATTTAGGTACGTTTTCTGACAAGTTAAATGCTGTAGCAATTTCTTGTCCAAGTTCAGCAAAAGCTATGTTTAAATTGTCTTGTAAAGTAGAAAACATGCCGCCTAAAGTTTGACTTAAAACGTCCATACCTTTATGAAACTTACCGCCCTCTGATGTAGCTTTTTTAAATGCCGCTTGTAAAACGTCAAAAGTTATTTTACCATCAGTAGCTAACTGTCTAACTTCACTGGCGCTTTTACCTGTAACATCAGCTAATAAATCGTACATTGGTACGCCGTTATTAATAAACTGTAAAATATCTCTAGTCATTACACGGCCCTCAGCAGCAGATTGACCGAAAGCAACTGCGATTCTTTGTAAATCACCGCCTGCTACTGCCGCAATATCACCTAACTGTTGTAAAGATCCGTATGCTTCATCAGCACTTAAACCAAAACCCATCATTGTATTATTCGCTTGTACTAACGAATCTAACTGAAACGGTGTTTTTGCTGAAAATTCAACTAATCTTTTAAAAGCTTTACCGCCTTCATCAGCTGACCCGGTTAAGACATTTAAAGTTGTTCTAAGCTTCTCGAATTTAGCTGCTGACTTTAGAGCCACGCCACCCGCTAAAACAAGCGGAGCAGTCAGCTTAACGCTTAAACTCTTGCCAACCTTACTTACTTTGCTACCAAATTTTTTGATTTTAGTTCCGGCCGTTTTTAATCCGGCTTCCAATTTTTTGACGTCGGCGCCAAATACAATGATAACTTCTTCTTTTGCCATACAGATTAATTTTTACAAATTTACTAAATATTAATCAAGTGTAACCCATTTACGGTTCTCAAGCTTTTTCTTGAATTTTAAGTATTCTTCAACAGTAGATTTTGGCTTGCCGGTATCAAGTAAAGCGTCTTGTGGCAGTGGAAATAATTTTTCCGGTTTTAGCATCTGTGATCTTTTTTGACAGTTTACATTGTAAACCATTGTAGATAAATACCGGATCCGTTCCCATTCTAAATTTTGTTTTATCAAGTATGATTCGCCCATTAGATGATTTTCCTTCCAAGTATGGATCCAAAACCTATCTGGCGTAATGCCAACTTGACCAATATAAAAGTCAATCAGTGATTCCCAATCAAGCTGGCTGTTTACTTTCCCGGCTTTGTAGTTTTTTTAACATTTCTACTTAATCCAGCATTTAAATCATTGCCTAAAATTCTTGATTGCATCATAGTTTGTACAATGTTTTCTAGTTTTTCAGATGAAAAATCTTCTAACCACATACCAACTTTAAACTCATTGTAATCAATTTCGTTTCCTTCTTCTTGATCGTATGCTAATAAACCAGCATAAATTAAAGTTCTAATTGTGGAAAGTTTAATGCCTTCTGAAAAAACATCTGCAAGACCTTCGAGCGGTATGTTTAAAATGTCTGTAAAGTTTGACCAAAAATTCATTGAGAAATGTAGTGTACGTTGCTTACCACCCATTTCTACAGTGTAGTATCCTCTTTTCTTGTTTGCCATTATGTATAAAATTTAGGCACAGAATATCCCGTGCCTAGTTATTTAATTTTTATTGGTTTTCAGTTTTACTAATTGCGCCTGTAACAGTGATAGATCCACTAAACGACACTGGCGATTCCATTTCTGCGCTCATTTCAACTGAATTTAAAAATCCAGCTCCATTAAATACGTCGTCACCTGACTCAGCAGTACCAAATGACCAATATACTTTTGTTCTTGCTAATAAATAGTCAGCAGCTTCAATAGCATTGTTAGAATCGTCATAAGCAACAAGACCTTCAAATGATATTTCTCCAGTTCTTGTTCCAGCAATAACCTCATTGTAACCTGATGAATCTTTAGTTGTAGCATCTGGCAAATCAGCAGACAAGCTTAAACTTGCACTAGTTGTGTGCCCTACAACAACTTCACTTCCATCAGTTGAGTGAAATTTTAAAATTAAATTAGTTCCGTTAAATATTCCAGAAGTAGCCATGCGTTATTTTTTTTATAATTATTAATTTTAAACAAATATACAAATAAATAATTTATACACTTTCCCAGTTTTTAGCAATATCCTCCCAAAACTCAAATATGTTTTCCCAGTTTTTGTCGTTTCCGGCCGTTACAGTTCCAGTGAGAGTTATTTCAACGTTAAACTCGCTGATTGATTCGTTATCACCGACCTCGTCAACGCTTGTGATAAATCCTTCACCTCTACATATCAACTCGGGATCCGTAGTTTGTTTAAAATAAAAAACAACCTTAGATTTTCCAATTACATAATCAGAAAATTGATTAAAATTTAAAGAATCATTGTAACAAGTTAACCCGGCCGCAGACATATTACCACCTCTAACACAGGCAATAAATTCCTTCCAACCTAAACTGTCTTTTGTTGTAGCTTCTGGTAAATCTAATTCAAGCGCAAATGTAGTTTCAGTACTGTGACCAATTATGACATCGTCTTTTAATAATAAAAAACTTGACGAATTAATCACTGACATGATCTATGCTTCTTCTGGTATAATTTCGTATTCGCCAGATTCTAAATTAACTGAGATTTTTCCGTACTTTTCCTCAAGTTCTTTTTTAAGATCAGCTTGTTTTTTTTCAAGCTCATCAATTTTACCATTTAATAAATGTTTTTGTTCTGGTAATTTTTCTAATGCTCTTGTAACTTGACCTAACTGTAAAAAGTTATTTGTTAAGTTGTTTTGATTTTCTTGTAAATCTTTCAATTCTTTTTCCTCTAATTTGCTCATTTTTATTTATTTAATTAAATACAAATTTAGTGTTTTTTTTAACATGTACCACCACCAGTTATAGAACCATTTGAACCAACATAAATGTATTTACCAGTTGAATTGAAAAAAGAATCATATATAGCATAATAACCAGAGCTAACAACTGTTGTTCCAGTTGACGTGGTGTAAGCTGTATAAATTCCAGTCAAATTATCTGGGTATAAATTATTTCCATCAGTGTGATAATAAGGACCTACTGGTAAAGCGGCAGCACAAGCATTTTGATAATTTACTGAACTATATACATAATAAAAAGGTGTTCTTGTTAAATTTTGTTGATACCCTTTAAATTCTTCCATTCTTAATGGATTTTGCCCATCTGGTCGTTGATCTGCTGCGTTATTTAAATTTACAGCTGGATAGCTTCGACCAGAGCCACTTGAATTTCCACCAGTTAATCTTGACAAATCTGCTAAATAAATTGGTGGTGCTATTGATATGCTCGATTCATAACCAGAGCCAGTTCGTTCCCTAGCCACTTTTAACATTGACATTTCGCCAGATAATGGAACTCCAGCCATTTTTACTCAGTTGGATTATTATTCATTGGCTCACCCCATGGTGTATCTACTGGCTTAAAAATAGGTGTAATTTTATCTTTAATATTTAACTCTATTGATCTTTTAGCCATATCAATATTTTTCCAATTATCCTCAACCCATTTTATACATTCATCTTCAGTAACGCTATCAAAAGGTGTAAAACTTTCTGGATTTGGATTCAAAAAATCTAATCTGTCAAAAAAGTTTGATTCAAAGCCACTTTCTATATCTTTTCCAATATAAGAAAATCCAACTCTAGTTATAACTTTGTCAAGATTATCTAATTTTGGTGCAATATCAATACCATCAATTCTGTAACTGTATTCTATATTCATAATTATTTATTTAATTTATCTACAAATTTAGTTAATTTATCTATTTGTTTTTGCTGATCTTTGATAGCTTCTATTAATAAACCAGTAATTTTACCATAATCAACACCATATCTATCATTTTCTTTGTCGTGTGTTACAACCTCTGGCAATACCTCTAAAATCTCTTGTGCAATAACACCAACTTTTCTTGATTTATCTTTACCCTCTTTTGGTGTGTAATAAACCCCTCTTAATTTATTTACCTTTTCAATAGCACTATCAACAGTAATAATATTTTCTTTTGCTCTTTTATCTGAGTAAGCAATAACATCTTGAGTTGAATATATCGAACCTGTTACATATAAAGAATAAGATGATGATGTTGTTGAATTGCCAATACCTAAACAAAGATTTGTTTTATGATAATAAAAATGCCACCCAGCAGTTGATGAATAATTACCACCATTACCGCTAGAATCAAACATATTTGCATTTGTGGCTGAATGATTATCATAAATTCCACTATAACCATTTCTGCTACCAGATGTTCTCCATGCACCATAAGTAGAACCCTCATTACCATAAAAATGACCACCGTTTGAATTTGTAAATAAACCTGTACCAGAAGCTAAATTAATCCAAGCTGGAAAATAAGCGTAACCATTACTTCCTTGATATTGCCATACATAATTTTGATTCCCAGAATATATATTAGTGTTACCACCTTGTGAATGTTTAAATGTCCAATAACCACCCGCATTTAACATGCCTTTATCAGAACCACTTGCATATAAGTACATTAAATTAGTACCGCTTGTATTAGTTAAATTTATACCACCATCACTAGCTGAACCACTTTGTATTTTTAAATAAGAACCATTTAAACCAGATATTCTTTGATTTGTATCTGTAAAACTAATTATACCCTTTAAGGATAAATCGCCGCCAGCAGTAATACTCGCACAATTACTGTTGCCAGCTCTTCTAAAAATCCAACCCCTAGATGTGTCACTATTCATAGTAAAGTAGGTTGCCCAACTACCATTTACTAATCCGTAACCACCGAATGTTGCTGTTTGCATAAACATCATACCATAAGTTGGCTCACCAGCAGAGGAGCCACCATAAAGCGAAATTCCTTTACCATCAGTACCATTTGAACCAGCTACACCAAAAGAATCAGCTGTTAATCCATTATATACTTGTGCATTACCACTTGTATAAAATCTCATTCTATAACCTTGTGAACTATCCCACATATTTAAAGTACCGCCATCATTCCACATTTCTTGTACAGCACCGCTATTTGCATTTAAAACAATACCAGAATGTGAGGAACCTTTTACCATTAAAAAGTTATTTACACCAGCAGAGGAAACAGGATCAGCACCAATACCAACACGATTTAAAGAGCCATGTATGTGCATTCTTACAGCATTATTTGTGTGAAATTCTAATGGAAGAGCATCTCTATTAACAAAATAAGAATAGTTTGTATCTAAACCTATAATTACACCTTGAGAATCTAAATTTTGATTAGATCTAGCAATTGATATATAAGCTTGACCGGTAGTTCCTTTTACACCTAAATTATAACCATAAGCAGCACCATAAGTAGAGGATGTTGCATTAACTAATAATTGTCCACCAGTAGTTAATCTCATTACACTAGCTCCAGCAGCATACGAATACCAGTTTAAATTTCTACTTGTTTGGTTTACTATTTGCCAATCTAATGTCTTATTTCCATATAAAAGTATGCCGCCATCTTGATTTTGACCTCTATTAACTCGCAAGTAATATGCTGCATTAGCATTATCTGAATTTAACCAAATATCACCAGTAACATCTAATTTTCCCTCTGGTGCTATACTACCCATTCCTATTTGACCATTGTAGTCAATCATCATTCTGGTTGAAGAACCAGTTGCATAACTACCACTTGTAGCAAAATACATTTTAGTTCCATAAGAACCATCTGTTCTAGTATATATACCAGCTTGTGCATTTGTTCCACTAGATGAATCAGATGCACCAAATGTTATAGCACTACCATAATTATCTGGTGTAGTTGGTACAAGATGTAAAGAACCAGTTGTTGTTCCAGGTGTAGTTTCATTCCAGTTAGCAGAGCCACCCTCAATCCAAGTTGGTTGATAGTTATAATTTATGGCTGTTGTTGTTTGAAATTTAACAACATTATTAACTCTTAATTCAGTATAATTATCTCTCCTAACTCTCACTGCCCAATTTCCATCAGAATCTAAAATACCAACGTTAGGTTCTGAGGTTTGCCCATTATCGCCATAGAAAAAACCAACTCTTGAACCATCGGTTTGATGTAATTCTAAACCAGTATAAGTTGATGCACCAGCAGACAAATGTATGTAACCATTTGAAATTAATCTAGCTTGACCAGTTGTAGTGCCTCTAAATTGGTATGTGTTGTTACTACCAATATACAATTCATCACCAGCACCAACTTTTATTACCATAGCATTTGTACCAGCATCCTCAAATGTTAAAGAGGTATCATTACTTGTAATCTTAGATGGTGTTTGAAAATGTGCATGACCTTGATTATTTATAGATGCAACATTGGTACTAGTTGATACATTTCTAAAAATCCAACCTCTGTTAGCTCCACTATCCATTGTAAAATAAGTTGCCCAATCACCACTTACATATCCAAATGTGCTATAACTTGATGTTTTTTGGAACATCATTCCATAGGTAGGTTGACCAGTAAAAGCACCACCATATAAAGAAATACCATTACCATCTGTACCATTACTGCCAGACACTCCTATTGATGCCGCAGATAATTTTGAAACAAAAGTTGCATCACCACTTGTGTCTATTGTCAAAACAACACCTGTTCCATCTGAATCAGATATTTCTAAATTTCTACTTGATTGTACATTAGTAAAAACCCAATTCCCAGTGTTTGCTCCTAAAGTTAAAGATGAATTATTGCCTACTCCATTAACTAATAATGATTGACCAGTTGTTACATTTCCTGTAAAAGTTGAATTTCCAGAACCACCAATAGTTAATCTTGCTGTTTCATTAGTTCCTAAAACTAAAGATCTTCCACTGCTATTATGGTATATATGCATAGCTTGATCATCTAAAGCAATAGCACCCTGATAACCTACGCCATCAATCATTAATTGACCATTAGCTGATGAATCCATTGATATATTTGCATTACTACCAACTTCAACATTTCCTGTAAAATGTGCTGAGGTGCCGTTTAAATTACCTGTTAGTGTACCACCAGTTAATGGTAAATAATCAGCTATTGTGTCAGATGACATTGGAAAACAATTTGTTAACGTATTATTAACAGTTGTTTGTGTAGTTACTACACTAATGCCCCAATCACTTAAATAGTTATTTATATTAGCAGTATAACCAGCAAAAAAATCTTTGACTATAACTTGTAAATGATTCCAAGTGCTAGTCGTATCACCAATCCAAACACAATGCTCAGTTCCATTATCACCAAATCTAACAGTATAATTTTGTGCTGAACTTTGACCTAAAACTGTTGCAGACACATTGTACCAAGTGGTGTTACCACTCCCCACATTTTGATATGTATAACCACCAATAAATACTGTAACACATTCTTGAGTATTATAATCAAATATGTCAACAACAAATTTAATCATATCATCATGACCAGTGCCACCAGTCGGTAATGCTATTTGTATTGCACCTGTAAAAACATTTTGAGTAGTGTAAAAACTACCACCATAAGGTTTGTTAATATAAAAACCACCAGTTGCAGTTTGGTAAACTGATTTTTGAACATTTAAATTATTTACAATATAAGCATCACTTAAGAATTTAGTATCGCCATTAATAAATAATTGGCTTGCAGTTGAATCATATTTTATACTAGGTCGACCAGCTCCAGCACCAAAAATCATTGGGACATTATCATTAAGCTGTGTTGTAACTAAAATTACATTTCTGTTAATATTGCCATCTATTTTAAAGTATTCTGTAACACCACCAATACCGTTATCTGATTGAAATACAATACTTTTATCATCTGCTAAATTTTGTATATATAAATCTCCAGTTTTATTTCTAAAATAACCATCAGCTGAACTAAAAAATAATTCAATATCACTATCAGATCCAAATTCAGCTTTTATATTATCTTTAAAATAAGCTGGTTTATAAAATTCGTTTTTTTGAATACTACCATCTAACTGAAAATAAAGCTCCTCAGTTCCGCCACCAGCACCATCGGAAACAGTAGCATAGAAATTTATATCTTTATCAGGATTTGTATTTTGAATTATGAAATTTCCAGTATCATTTTTAATATAACTATCGGTAGCATCATGGTATATTTTTAAATCATCATCAGAACCAAAATTCATTGTTACATTGTCTGGTATTCTTATTTGAGGTAAACTATAACCACCATCAAATTTTAAATATTCAGTAGTGTAACCTTGCCCATCATCTGTCTGAAAGCTAATGTCTTTGTCATTGGCATTATTTCTAAAAACCATATTTCCAGTATCATTAAAAAATACAGAATTAACTTGATTATGATATATCTGCATATCACCATCATTACCTAAAAGCAATTTTTGATCATCAATAATTTTTAAATCATTTGAACCAGATGAATTACCAGCACTTAAAACAGAGCTTAATGTCGGTGTTGGAATAGTTTGATCATCTACATATTTTTTTGTAGCAAAGTTTAAATCACTAGTCGGAGCAATACCAGTTACTAAACCAGTAAATGTAGCTGTTGTTCCACTTATATTATTGTTTACTTGTAAATCATTATCAACAATAGTTTTTTCAAATAAATGTACAGTATTTGAGGTGTCTTCTGTAAACCTCATAAACTCTGCACCGCCAGTAAAAAACCTTAATCTATCATCAATATCCTCATTAATATATGTATGGCTACCACCACCAAATTTTAATTTTTTAGAAACTGCTATACTTACATCATCACTAAAACTTCCAGTGGTTCCGCTTATAGTGCCGCCAGTTACATTACCCTCTAAATTAGCTACAAGAGTTCCAACAGTATATCCACTTGCTGATGTATCAACAGTTGTTGTTGGCTCAACAGTAGTGCCTATAAATAGCTTAAATTTATCATCACTAGCATCATTGTAAAACCCTTTATACTTTGTACCAGTAGCAACGTATTTACCAAATAATCCAATATCTAATGTGTTTGCTGTATTGTCTTTTGCTAATTTTATTAACGGATCCTCGACTGCTAGATCTTGTACATTTAA